GTCAACGACGGCTCCTACGGGGCGTCGGTGGTCACGGCCGCCGTCGGCAACACCGGCTTCGAGACGCTCGACATCGAGGACTTCCTCGGTGCCGTCGGCAAGTTGCCGATCTACGCCCGTCAGGGCGCGGCCTGGTACGTCTCCCCGGCCGGTTACGCGGCGAGCATTGCTCGCCTGAAGTACGCCGCCGGCGGCAACACCGTCGAGAACATCGGCAGTGCGGCCGGCGAGTCGTTCCTCGGCTATCCGGTGCGGATGGTGCATGTGATGAACAGCACGCTGGGCGCGGACGTCAGCAAGATCAAGGTGCTCTTCGGCAACATGGCCCTGTCGAGCATCTACGCCCGCCGGCGTGACTTCTCGGTTCGGCTCTACGATCAGGTGTACGCGACCACGGATCAACTCCTGCTCCAGGGCACGATGAGGTTCGACGTGAACCACCACTCGCTGGGCACCGCGACCGATGTCGGCCCGGTGGTGGCTCTCAAGACCGCGGCTAGCTGATAAACCCTAACCAGGAGCAATCCAGAAGATGATCCACAACCAGAATCTCAAGGTTGTCGCCCACACCAGCGGCCCCCAGGTCGTCGGTTCGACGGCCACCGTGACCCTCGTCGTCGACCGCATGGGCTACGATCAGGTCAGCCTGCTCGTCACCAAGTCGGCCGTGGCCGCCGCGACCAATTTCGCGTCGGTCCTCAAGGTCGAGGAGTCCGACCTTTTGGCGTCGGCCTACTCGGACGTGACGGCCCTGGTCAAGGGTGGCACGGGCGGGTTCACGATGGCTGCGGTGTCGACCTCGGTGTCGAGCGTCGTGAAGATGGACGTCGACTGCGTCGCGAAGAAGCGCTACCTGCGGTTGACGGTGACCCCCGACGCGACGGCGACGGTGAGCGCGATCGCTCTCCTGTCTCGCGGCGAGGAGTACCCGTCCAGTGCCGCGCTGGCTGGCGTGGACGCTCTCGTCAAGGGCTGATTCCCGTTCAAGCGGGACGGCCATTGACGGGCCGGCAAAGGCGCATGGAGGCGCGCCCGCTCCTCTCTAGGAGCGAATGATGCTGCTGCGGATTGGTAACGTCGAGGCGGAGGTCAAAGTCGGGGCGGTGATGAGCACCCCCCGGCTTGGATTTACCGACAATTTCTTCTGCGTCGCCCAGGCTCTCGCGCCTCACGGCATCTCGCCGATCAAGGTCACCGGCGCGCTGTGGGGTCAATGCTTGCAGAGGGTCATGCAGATGGTCGTGGACGACCACGACGTGATCCTGGTGTTCGATTACGACACGATCTTTACCGCCAAGACCGTCGAGGCTCTTCTGGCCTTGATGATGCACTCAGGCGTAGACGCGATCGCGCCCCTCCAGAGCAAGCGTGAAGAGAACGCGGTCATGTTCTGCCCGAAGGGGCATTCGGCCGACGACAAGACCTCGGTCGACAATGACTGGTTCTCGAAGCCCGTGCAGTTGGTGCGGACGGCCCACTTCGGGGCGACGTTTCTCAGGTGCGCAGCCCTCAAGAAGGTGCCGAAGCCCTGGTTCCAGGGCAAGGCGAACGAGAGCGGCGACTACACCGGCGGCCACGTTGACGACGACATCGCATTCTGGCACGCCTGGGAGGCGGCCGGGAACACTCTGGGCATCGCGACCCACGTCTCGGTCGGCCACGCCGAACTGATGATCACCTGGCCGTCCAGGGAGGCCGACAGCGGCAAGATTCACCAGCACACGACGGATTTCTGGGCAAGTGACCGGAAGCCGCCGAAGTCCGCATGGGGGTTCATCTCGTGAAGATTCGCATCACGAAGGCATTCTCTGGCTACCGGATCGGCCAGGAGTTCGACTGGGCTGACGGCATGGCCCGCATCTATGTGGGACGAGGGATGGCAGAGGAAATCGTCGAGCCTCCGTCAGGAGGATCGACCAGTTCAATCGAGCGAACGGCCCCTGACTCCGACGACACAGTCGAAGAAGCCACCGCCTCTCCTAGAGTCGAACGCGCGACCATGCCCTCCAAGCGTAGGCAAGCCAAATGACTGTCACCATCCGCTATGGGATGCCGGAGTTCCCCGCCACCGGCGTCACGCCCTACCGCAGCCTCGTCCTCCACACGCCGCCGGCTGTCGAGCCCGTAACGCTTTCCGAGGCGAAGGCCCAGGCCAAGGTGGACATCTCCGACGACGATGCCCTGATCCAGTCCTACATCACGATGAGCCGCGAGTACGTCGAGTCCATTCTGGACGTGGCTCTGATTCATCAGACGCTCGAAGCCCGGTACGACACGTTTCCGTTGTGGGAGATCATTCTGCCCCGGCCGCCGATGGCATTGGCAGCGGTGACCGTGGAGTATCGCAACGAGGCAGGTTCGATGCAGACCTTGCAGTCTGCATCGAATCACTTCCAGGTCGACACCTACGCCACGCCTGGCCGCATCTACCCGCTCTACAACGGCGTCTGGCCGGCGGTTCGAGGCGACGAGAACAGCGTGATCGTCAGGTGGCAAGCCGGCTACGGGGCCAGCGGCGCGAGCGTGCCGGCGGTGCCGAAGCAGTTGATCCTGCTTCAGGTCGCTCACCTCTACGAGCATCGCCAGCCCGTGGTCGCCGGCTACTCGCAAGTGCTGCCGGTGCCGCAGACGTTCGAGACGCTCCTGGCGGCCTCGGGCTGGGGCGGCTACCGATGAGCGTCACGGCCCAGGTTCGCGCCAGCGTCAAAGCCAGGCGCGTCGGAACCAGCGGGCTGACGGCTTTTGCGGAGGAGCACCCGATCGAGTTCTCCGTCGATGTCGGCGACTGCACTCAGGTGTGGAGCGACCGAAGGACTTTCCCGTCTGCCCGCCGCGACGACATCAACTTCGCGACGCTGGGGATCGCCGTCGTGAAGTTGCTGTTCATCAAGAACTTGTCGGAGTCGAACCAGATCGCACTGTCGGCTGGCTGGACGGGGTCGCAGTTCAGCGTGTTCCCCTCGGACACGCTTGCATGGAACTTCTCGCCCATGATCAACCTGGGAAGCCTGACGCTCCGCGGGTATCCGATCCGCGAGCGAGGCTCCCTGCTCTTGTCCAGCCCGAACTCCGACGGCTTCGGCACGACAAGCGGCGGCAGCATTCTTCGGATCGGCGGCACTAGCGGCCAGCAGTACGAAATCTATGTGATGGGGACGTGAGATGGCACTGAATGCACAAGTGAACCTGTCGCTCCTGGCCCACGAGACGTCGAGCGGCGACTTGTCGAGCACGATCCGGGTCACGCCGGCCTCCTACGCCGCCGCCATCGGCGACGGCACCGGAGCGAACCAGGCCCAGGTCGTCTGGAGCGGCTCGCGGACGCTCTCCGGTGCGTCAGAGACGCTGAACCTGGCGGCCCTGCCGTCACTCAGGGACGGCGTGACGGCGACCGTGACGATCACGGCCGTGAAAGCCCTCTACGTCCGAAACACCGGCACTGCCTCGCTCTCGTTCGCCGGCGCGCCGTTCCCGGCCAGCGGCCAGACCGTCGCGGCCGGCGCAGTAGCCGTGCAGTGCGACCCGTCGGCGGCCGGCATGACGGCCTCGGGCGTGACGGTAACCGGCTCGGCCGCCGGCGCGTACCAGATGGTGCTCATCGGCGAGGGCAGCGTCTCGTGATCATCGGCAAAATGACGGAGCGAATCACGATCAAAGCTCCACAAGAGCGGCGCAGCCTCTCCGGCGAGGCCACACTCGACTGGGACACGACCGTCGCCACCGTCTGGGCCGACATCACCGGATTGTCGACCAGGGACATTCTCCAGGCCCAGCAGGCGAACGTGGTCGCTACCCATCGCATCCGCATCCGGTCCAGGGACGATGTCACGCATCTCCACCGCATCCTCTGGCGAAACCGCACAATGGAGATAGCGAGCGTCGTGGACCGCGGCGTCTCGGGGTATCTCGAAATCCTGGCCCGCGAGGTGCAGTAATGATTTCGCCAGGGATCGGCGCGCCAAGAGAACTTGAGGGCGGCGGAACAGGCGTCGAGCGCGCCGGCCAGTTCGTCACCATCCGCACCGCCGGCGTGCGTGACTTGGTCAGGCGGCTCGAAGAGTTGGCCGGCGCGGCCTCCAGGGCCGACATCATCAAGAAGGCGTGCATGAAGGCCGCCAAGCCGATCGAGGACGACTATCGGTCGCTGGCGCAGCAACACGAGGCGACCGGGAACCTCTACAAGTCCGTCACGACGATCTACCGCGCCTACGAAAACGGCGGCGTGGCCGTCGTCGGCCCCAGGCAAACAGGTCGCGGAGGCTCTCAGCCAGGCGTCGAGTCAGGCAATCATGCCTGGCTGGTGGAGTTCGGCACGGGGCCGCGTAAGCCTGGCAGCAGGGGCCGCAGGTCGTACATCAACGTCCACCAAGCGATCAACGGCAAGATGCGTCGCGCCGGGTCGTTCAACAACACTCAATTCGAGCGGATGGGCAAGGGATACTACTTTCTCATGGGCTCTGCCAACGAACGCGGCGTCGTGGGGAGCAAGTATTCCAGGGACTTCGCCGGCCCAGGCGAAGGCGGAGACGGCCGCCCGCAGCATCCGATCACGCTGAAGCCGGGTGACACGATCCGAAAGATGGAGCCAATGTCCTTCATGCAGGACGTGATCTCCGCCAACGCCTCGGAGGCGTTCGGCATCCTGAAGGCATACCTGGAGGCCGAAATCTCCATCCGCGGAGGCTGACCAGATGCTCATCAAGCCCGAAGACTACGTCTACCAGAGGCTGGTCACGTTCCCCGGCGTGGCCCGGCTGGTCGGATTCAACGTGTTTCCGATCGCCGTCCCGAAAGGGGCCGGATTCCCGTTCGTTGTCTACAAGCGGCAGAACATCATCCGCGAGGCACACCTGTCGGGGCCGATGTTTCTGCCGCTCGTGAGCCTCCAGATAGCGTCCTGGGCTCTGAGCCACGACGCTTCCAGGGTGCTGGGCGACGAGGTTCGCCTTGCGCTGGATGGAAACACCGGCACGCTGGCTGGGGCTACAATTGAAGATATGAGGCTGGTGTCCGAAACGGACGACTTCCTCGACCCCACCACGGTCGGCGCACAACTGCCGCCGGCTTACGAGGTGAGGCAACTGTATCAGATTCGGTGGCAGGAAGCCACGCAGTAAACACTACGCGGCGACACTTCACGCAAGGAGGCGTGTCAGATGGCGACTTCGGCTCAAGGACTTACGTTCACGTTCGGCGGCACGACCCTCAAGGTCACGAGCGTCCAGGTCAATGACACCCAAGACCTCATCGATGCCTCGCATTTGGGCATCGCTCCGAACGCCCGCCGTGAGTTCGTCGGTGGCTTCGCCACCGACCGCGAAGTCACGATCGACTACATCTCGAACACGATCCTCACCGCCGGCGCATCTGGCTCGCTGTCGATCGCGGGGCCGCTCACCTTCAGCGGCAACGCCACGATCGGCTCGGCTTCGATCGGCGGTTCGGTCGGTGCCCTCGTGTCCGGCAACGCGACCTTCCGCGTGGCGTAAGCGGTCGCGCTCCACAAGGCGTGACTCATGGCAGGCTACGTCGCCTCTGGCGCTACCTTTACGTTTGGCGGCGTCCGCGCCATCGTCACCCGCGTGTCTGTCGAGGCTCCGACGGCGGAGATCGTCGACATGACGGCACACGATGCTGCCGTGAACACGACCGTGCTTGTGCCGACCGGCGCGTGGGTCGGAGGCGGCGGCACAGTCGACGTCGAGTTCTTGCAGAGCCCGACCGGCGGCGTAAGCCCGCTGGTCGCCATCGGCAAGGTTGGCGTGGCATCGTTCACCGGCAACACGTTCTCGCTCAACAACCGTGCCGTCTGCGAGGCGGCCACGATTGAGGCATCGGTCGGAGATTTGGTCCGCGGCACGATGCGGCTGAGATTCACTGACTACGCCGGCAGCGCAGGCGAAAGTCTTTCTGGTTCGAGTTTCTAGGAGCAATTACGCGATGGCATTGACGAAGGCGAAGATTCTGGCGGCCGACGATATCAAACTCAAAGAGTTGGACATGACCAAGGAGTGGGGCGGCGTCGTGTACGTCCGCACCATATCCGGCACCGAGCGGGACTTCTTCGAGGAGTCCTACAGCGAGCAGAAGATGAAGGGCTTCCGGGTGCGGTTCCTCGTCCTCTGCCTCTGCGACGACAAAGGCGAGCGGCTGTTCTCAGACGCCGACACCGAGGCTCTGGGCAAGAAGTCCTCGTCGTCGATCAACAAGGCATTCGAGTCGGCGTGGGCGCACAACGCCTTCACGCCGGAGGCGGTCGACGAGCTGGGAAACGCTTCAGCCGACGTCCCGAGCGACTCTTCTACCTGAAGTTGGCTCTGGCGCTCGGCAAGACGGTCAAGGAACTGCTGCGGGACTGCGACAGCGAGGAGTTGGCGGAATGGCACGCCTTCCACCAAATCTACCCGCTGCCAGACCCGTGGCTCCAGACGGCAAGGATGTGTCGGATCATCATGGCGGCAAGCGGGAACTATAAGCGAGTGCCGGAAGAAGAAGTCTTCATCCCCTCGACCCGCAAGGCCCGCCAGTCCGAACAGCAAATGTTCGCAGAACTGATGAAACTCAAGCAGTGAGCCAAGGATGGCAACTGGACGCGGATATCTCGGGAAGATTTCGGCCGTAGTTGCCGCCAACACCGGCGACTACGTTCGGAAACTCAACGACTCAGCGTCTCGCACGAAGTCATTCGCCAACGAAATCTCGGGCGACCTTCGCCGCGCCTCGACCGAAATCAACAAGTCGATCTCGTCGATCCTCACGCCGCTCCAGAGGTACGAGCGGGCGATCCAAAACGCGGCTGCTCAGAAACTCTCGTTTCGTGGCTTCGACGGCGCGATTGCCACCGTAGAGCAACTGCGAAAGACGATCGCGAGTCTGAGTGACAGGCCGACCGAAGTCGAGTTCATCGTCCGACAGTCCGGCCTCAAGAACATCGAGCAGGTCAGGCAGGTTCTTGGCGACCTCAAGCAGAGCGAGGTTGACCTCGCGATCAACGTCGGCGGCGTCGCCGGCCTTCGGCGGCTCCGAGAGGAAGTGCAGGAGGTCGACGGCCGGACGATCAACGTCAAGACGCAGGTCACTGGCGAACGCCTTGACACGCTCATCGAGAAGTTCTCCGCGCTGTCGCCTGAAGGCATCCGGCAACTACGAATCGACGTCGAGACGAGGCAACTTGAGCAGGCCGTCGTTCTCAGTGACAGGCTCAAGTCCGCGACCTTCGGCATCACCGACGCCTACGGCGCGGCGAAGCAGCAGTTCGCGGGATTTTCCGCCGAAGTGCAGGCGGCCCTCGGGCCTGCGGTGCAGCAAACGGACAAGCAGGTTCTCGACCTCGTAGAGACGATCGAGAGCAGGCTGCCGGTTGCAGAGAGCGCATTCCAGAAAGTTGCCGACGCGGCCCGATCGACCGGCAGAGCCATCAAGGAGACTGCCGAGTTGCAGTCTCGCATCGCCGCCCTGCCGACGGGTCGCGAACTGGCATTCCAGAATCCGCAATTGGACGACTTGCTTGCCAGGGCAGGCCGGGCTGGCGAGTCTGCCTCCAGGCTGCCTGCTGGTCGCAGGGCGAGCGGCGACGTCGGCTCTCTGGTGGCTGAAGTCAACAGGCTGGCGACCTCCGCGGGGGTGGCCGAGGCTGCGGTGGCTGGGATCGTCGACCCCGGCCAGTTTGCCGCGGCGAGGGCTGAAGCAAACAGGCTGCAAGCCGAGTTTCAGGCAGCCGTTGAACTGCTTGAGGAGCAAGTCCCGGTCAAGGTCGATGCCGACGAGGCCATTCGCGACGCGGAACGGCTTCGCGCGACGCTTCAGTCGATCCGCGACGAGGCCAACTTCACGATCACTGGTGAATTCCAGAATCTTCGCCAGGCGGAGGATTCCGTCCGCAAGATCGTCGCCGATCTCCAGAAACTCGGCACCCAGCAGTCTGCCGGGCTGAATCCGCAGATTCAAAACGTACTGGCCGCGATCGAACTTGGCGACATCACGCTCATTCGCGAGGAGTACGCGAAACTCAAGACAGAATTCGACGAGGAACTCAGGATCAAGGTCGACTCCGACGAGGCGACGGCCGAGTTTGTTCGGCTTCGAGACGAACGCAATAAGTTCCGCTCGACGCCCGGCGACCCGGAAGGCCCGTTCGGCCCGCCACGCAATCGCACAGACCTCGGCGACACGCTTACCGAGGCTGGCCGTCGTCGCGTGCAAGGGCTTACCGGCAACGTCGACTTCGGCTCGGCGGGCCAATCTCAGCGCGACATCGACGGTTTGGCGAGCCGAGTCGGCGCGGTGCGTCAGCAGTTGGAGACGCTGCCCAATTCGCTGCGGACTCAGTTCATCCCTGCCCTCCAAAGAGCACAGCAACAACTTATCGCGTTGCAGAACTCGCCCAGCGCGACGGCCGCTCAGATCGACCGCGCCGCGGCTTCAGTAAAGAACCTGGAGACGCAGGCGAAGAGGGCCGCAGCGTCGCTTCAGTTGCCAGCGTTCTCGAACTTCATGGATGACTTCTCGGCGCAGCGAGCGGTCGGGGAACTGAATGCGTTTCAACAGGTGCTGGCGCGAGTCGGCGCATTGGCGGGTGGCCCTGGCGCGCGGGCCTATGAGACGTATCGCCTGCGACTCCAAGAGGCTATTCGCACCGGAACGACCGGCCTTCCTCGCGTTCGCAAGGAACTTGAGAGGCTTCAGGTGGAGGCCGCGCGGGCGGCCGCAGCGACAGGGAAAATCAGCGTCAGCGCGGCGACAAGGGCCATTCAGCGCGGAGGCGACGTCGCCAGAGGCGTCGGCAACAACACCGGCCTCGCCATCCAGCAGGCCATCTTCGCATTCGATGATTTCAATAGCGTTACGGGTGGCCTAGATCAGCGCATCCGCGCTGCCGGAAACAACATTTCCCAACTCGGCTTCATCCTCGGGGGCACTGCTGGCCTGCTAACCGGCGTGGTTGTTTCGGCGGTCGCGCAGTTGGTGGCCGGATTTATCAGAACATACACAGAGGCAGACAAGGCGGAAGCCGCGGTCAAAAGACTCAACGAAGCCCTACAGTCCCAGCGGGCGCGCACCGAATCGCTCGCCGACTCGTACCGCCAACTCGCGGACGCAATCGCAGAAGCGGGGCTGTCGGAGCAAGCACGCCAGGATCGCAGCCGCCGCGAACCGTTCCGCGAGATTGAGCGGGAGCAGGCCGACAGGAGGCGAGACATCGCCACCGCCAACGCCCCCCAGATCGGCGCAGCTCAGGCCCGCATCGACGCAATCGACAAAGAACTGGAGCAGGAGGAGAACCTCCTGCGCCGGCGGGCACTTCTTTCCGAGCGGAGTCGACGCCAGGCCGAGGTCGACAACGAGATTTCGCTGATCCAGAGACAGGGCGAGAGATTTGCAGGCACTGCGATTCGGTTCCAGCCTGGGGACGCCGCCGCAATTCGCTCCCTGGAGCGTGGGCCGTCCGGCTTGCAGGAGACGAGGGCTGGCCTCGCAAGGGCAGAGCGTCGCGGCGACGCCGGCGCAGTCGAGCGTCTTTCAAGGCAGTTGGCATCGCTTGAGGTGGCGATACAACTGCTTCGCGACCGCCAGGTAAACCGAGGTTTTGAGCGGCAGCAGGAAGTCTCGGACAGGCTCGCCAGGACGCAACAGAACCTCCAGGGCGTCGGAGGCTTCCGGTTCTCGGACTTCCTCGGCTCGGAGATCACCGGCCGGATCGAAGACCTGCGGAGTCAGTTCTCCGGCGACGCAGACCTCTTCAAAGCGCTTTCCGGCCCGCTCAATAACCTTTCTGCCTCCCTGGAAGCCGCATCGAGCCAAGTGGCCGAATTCGCCGCCGCCCTGGAGCGGGGTGCCGTCGAGATCGCCCGCGCGGCCGAGCAGGACTTGTCTCAACAGTCTACGAATCTGAGAAGGCAGGCCAACGCGGCCGAAGCATCCTTCGGCGCGAACGATCCTCGCACGAGGCTGCTTCGCGACCAGCAAGAGAGGGCCGAGGCTGCTAGGCAGCAGGCCACAAGAAACAGGCTTGATATTGAGCGACAGGCGTCTGGGCAGAGGCTCGCGTTCGAGGAGTCTGCGATTCTTGGTCGCGGCGGCGGCGAGGCTGCCAGCATCGGGAGCCGGATCGCAGAACTTCAGAGACTGATCGCAACGCCGGCGACGGACCAGTTGGGCGTCACCGAGCGCGAGAACGCAAGACTTGAGGTTGACGGGCTACGCGCGCGGCTTGGCGAAATCTTCGACGCGCGGCCGGATACGCAAGCTCTAAGGCGACGCGCAGACGATGGGGACGTATTCGCGCAGCGGCAGATTCAACAGATTGAGTCCGAATCTCGCGGCCGTGAGTTGTCGCTCACGCCGGCACAGCGCGCAGCGGAAGAACTTAACAGGCAGATGCAGGACATTCGCAACTACTTCTCTGCGGCTGCCGAAAACAGTGACGGGCTGCCAGCCAGCGTCGAGAGAATCCGAGAGCAACTGGGCGGCGCGGTCGATCGTGCCCGTGAGGACATCCTCCGTCGTGAAGCTCCGGCCGTCTTTGCCTTGGCCGACGAGGTCAAGAACGCCATCCTCCAAGGCCCGTCCCGCGCCGCCCTCGGCGCAACAGACGCTTCAACGATTGAAGGCCAGCGGGAACTGAACCGCCTGCTCCGCGGCGACGATTCAGCCCGCGACGTCGATCTGGCGGCCCTGCAAGAGCAGTCTAACCGACTCCTTGAGGTGATCGCGGATAACACAGCCAAAGAAGACCCTGTAGCAAACAACTAAGGAACCCCCTAATGTCCGACATTTCCTACGGCGTCCAGTTAACCATCAACAAGGGCTTTCTGGACAACCGCGTTCAGGTCAACAACGTCACGGCTACCATGTCGCTGGAGGGCATGAACTCCCTCACCTACACGCTCACGACGAACGCGGTCGCAGTGAACACCGCCGGCCTGTCCAGCGTCGGCATGGCGTTTCTGCGAAACCTGTCGACGGCGACGGCGTCGACCGCTCAGATCGGCATCGACCAGGGCGGGTCGTTCGTCGGCCTGGCGAGTCTTCGAGCCGGCGAGCCGGCCCTGTTCCGGCTGGCTACTGGCACAGACTACCAGTTGATCGGCACCGCCGGCACCCGCCTCCGCGTCGACATCACCGAGGGCTGAATCGATGCCGAAGATGGTTTCCGAGATCACGCAGGGCTCGTCCTTCGAGTTTTCGTCGGATGACACGACGACGTCTTCGCAGGACGTCCGCGTCTTTCGGGTCATCAAGTCGAGCCCAAGCGAATACATCAACCTCCCCCAGGTCTGCAACGCGCCGATCGGCGGCGAGCACCCCAGGAACGCCGGCCTCTTCTGCACGAGCCTTTCGGCCGCCTACGAGGGCGAGAGCCGGATGGTCATCCTGGCGACGTTCAACTACCGAACGACGCCCAGCCAGGCATCAAGTGGTGGTGGCGGGCAAGACCCGAAGCAGTCGCCCCCAGAGGTCAGGCCGGCGAATTGGTACACAACCAGTTCGCTGATTGAGATTCCGGCACAGACGTGGTATTGGGCGAGTAGCACAGACGGCTCGCCTGCTACAGTTGGATCGGCTACGCAAAACCCAGCCGGCGACCTCTACGAAGTCGTCACCAAGCCAACCGCGATCGTCACGATTAACATCGACCAGTTCGAGACATCCGACCCAACGAAACACTGCCTGCACGCCGGAAAGACAAACAAAAACCCCGTCACGCTAGGCTCGCTCAACATGGCCCGCCGCACCGTGATGTTTCGAGGCGTGCAGTCCAGGCCGGCGACAGAGTCGTGGGGTGGCAATCTTTACCGCGGGTGGACGTGCTCGTATGAGTTTCTCTACAAGCCGAACCTGAGTATCTACAACTCTGCATCAAGCGAAACAAGCACAAGCGTTTCGTCGAAACTAGAATACGTCGGGTGGGACGTCCTTCAGCCGCTGAGTGGATTCAACGTCAAGGCGTTCACACCAAACTTTGTGTCGAGCATTAACGACAATTTCGGTCAACCCCTCAAGCAGGACGACGAAGGCAAGGTCGTCACTCCGCTCGCATTGCCGGACGGCACCGCCGTGAACGACAAAGTCAGAGCAATGGTGAAGATCGGCATTAAGGGCGGCTACACAGGCCAGCGGCCCTCCGCCCAGCCAATTCCCCTTAACACCGACGGCACGCCTCGGTCAGAGACGGCTAACCCGAAGGTCATCGTCTTTCGGTACAAGGTCACCGAAGAGATCGACTTCCTCCAGACCTTTAACCTTCGCCTCTTCTAATGGCAGACGGCTACCTCATCGGCCCCGATTTCCTCGGTCGCATCCGCCGCACGGTCGATGCCGCCGAAGCCGCGCCCATGCGGCTCCAGACCGGGAAGATTCCGGTCAGGCTGGAGGGGGAGGAGGGCACGCCTGCGCCGAAAGTGTTCAGGATCGGCACGTTCACCGGAGCGTGGTCGGTTGGCTCGGAAAAAGAGGTCGAGTTTAAGTTCCAGGCCGAAACACCAAACACTGTAAGCGTCACAAATCTTTTCTGGCCTCTCGACGACGACAACCCGGACAGGAGAGACTGCTCAATCGCAAAAGAAGGAACCGCCTGGTTTCTCCTTGTGCCAAAAATGTTTCGTGCAAATTACTTCACGGCCGCTACGGCGACTCAGTGCGGAATCAAGTTCGAGACTCTGCCAGGCATTGCGCTGGCTACGCATTCCACAAATTCTTTCACGATGCAAGTGCAGACCGTGCCGGTGGTCACAGCCGCCACGCTCACAACCGGCGGAATATCCTTGGAGAGAGTGTCTGTTGGCGTGCTATGCAACACGGCTGCGGAAAGCGTGCTCGTGCCGTTCACGACGCCAGACCTGCCTGTCCTCACAAACGTCACGATGACAGACACCGCCGTAGTGTTCAACCGCAAGTCGATCAAGCACTTTGGTTCTAGTACGGCAAGCGACGTGCAACTCACAATCACGACGTGTGCCACGGCCACGGCGACATGACTTCGCTTACGTCGCAAGACGGCAAACTCGTTGTCCGCGACGGCAAGTTAGGCACGGGGCAGGCGTGTTGCTGTGACACGCCGGATATCGGGGCGTGCTGTTACTGCGCTCAACAAGACGAGTTTGCGTGGATGGGCCTGCCGGGAGAAGAGTTTTGCTCAAGCGAGACAGAACGCGCCGAAGAGCAACAAGACCAAATGGAGTTCGATAATGCGCTGCTTGCCGTCAGAATCCAGCAGGCAGAAGAGCAAGGATGGGAGTGCCTCGTAGCTGTTTACTCGGAAATTATTTCGATTGGAACTTGTCCCGCTCCTGAGTTTGGTTTGGAAGGGACCGGCGAGGCGTACCGGCGCACTACGGCTTTTTTGAACTTTAGTTGTTGCGGAGTCATTGATTTGGACACTCCGTTCGACCAATTTCCGCTGTGCATCCAAGGGCCAGAGCGGACCTGCGAAGACGGCGTGACGGCTGAAGAGTGCGCCGCTCGCTGCAACGGCGTTCACCACCCCGGCGAAACTTGCGAGGATGAGCCGTGCAACCCACCCGGGGCGTGTTGCGAGTGCCCTATTTACACGCTGGCTGAAACCAACCCAGGAGGTTTCTCGGTTGAGCAGGAGGCGATTGACCGCGCCGATCAAGTAAACGCAGAGGTGCAGGCCGAGGTGGATTTGTTGGAGGCAAACGGGTGGGAGTGCGTCGGCGTTGAGCCGGCGGCTGTTCGTTACAGCCCCGACAATGAAGTTTGGGAGGTTTTAGGAGCAACAGTTCAAGGCAGGTGCTGCGGCAGCCTAGGGGATGTCATCGAAGGATCTCCCGCAGGCGGTTCAATAAGCCCCAACAACATCTGTGTTCAAGACGAGAATTTCGTTCGAAACTGCGTTGATGGCAAGACTGCCGAAGAGTGCGCCGCCGCCTGCGGGACACACCACCCCGGCGAAACTTGCGAGGATGAGCCGTGCAACCCACCGTGCGAGATAGCCGCAGAAAACGTCGGCAGCGGCAACACGTTTGATACCGAGGCCGAGGCGATTGAGTTGCGAGACGAAAACAATGCGCTATTGCCTGCAATTGTGGCAGCATTAGAGGCCGCCGGATGGGTGGACGTTACAACTTCCGAATCAATCGTTTTTCAGAATGAAGAAGACCGTTGGCAGACCGATCTTGCTGAAGTGCAAGGTTTTTGCTGCGGCGCACAGGACGAAGAGCAGAGTCCCGTTCACGGAAGTTTATATCCATGTGAAAACCCACTCCCATGATCTCCTGCCAACTCAAGCACCTCGCCGCCCGCTGCCGTCAACGTGGCTACACGCTGGACGAGGTGCGGCCGTGCATCGTCAGCCAGGACGGCGACAAGATCACGGTGGACGAGACACACCAAGCGTATCCTCGCGCCGCAAAGCCC